AACATGAATATATCATAATCCGCCTGATTTGTAAACTCAAAGATTTTGAACGGTCCTTCTTTGTAGAATTTGAATCCGTCAGATTCTTTAATCATATTTGTGTCAGCCATGTGATTTTCCTTTAACTTGAATTTTTTGGCTTGCTTTTCGGTTTCCACCTTTTTCTTAACTTCTTGTTCTATACCATGATCCGGCAATTCACCACGAATACTCGTCGGATCGAAAGTGACCCGGTGAGTATGTTCATTATCTATGGATGTGGCCACAGTAACTTTCTCACCATTATTTATCTTATTCACCTGATCTGGGCTGATAACCACTTCATGTTTGTGTCCGTTGTCTAAGGAAGATTCTTTCCGAACGAATCCTTCTCCATTCACTTCACCATCACCAATTTCGAAAGTGTGTGAATGGCCCATATTGGTAGAAGTTTTGAAGTCTTTGACCGGTCCAACTTCCTCTTCTTTGATCGGATCACCTTTCAAAGCATCCTTTTCACGTTTTTTCTTAAGACTAGGCCTCATACCCTGGCTTGATCCTAGACCGGTACCCTTACCAGCTATATCACCAGAAGTGGTTGCATTAGATTCACCTTCTTCATTTAGAAGTACTTTAAGATACTGTTCCAAAATTCTCCTTTATCATCACATCGAAAATGGGTTGAATCTCTTTTTGAATTAATTTATTACGGATAGCGGATACATAATTAGTATCAAAGGAAACTAGGTTTGACATAGTTTTCAAGATATTCACCGCTTCAAGCCAGTATCTTTCATTTTCTGAATTTTGATACTTTGTAATGAGATTATTTATCCGTCTAACTTGCTTTGAATCGTCCTCTACCATCGAGGTGGTACGAAAGACTTTATAATGCTTGATTAGATCATTTTTTACTGGTTTTTTCTTTAACAACTTTATCTCCTATATCCCCAGCCGGAAGCGCCTGGAGTTGTGTTTTTCTTCATATCTGCTAGATCATCAACATTTGCCCGGACTCCTTTAGCGGGTGCCTTCCAACCAGCAGGCTTGTAGGCGTCACCCGTTTCAGGGTCTATGAAAATGAAAACTGATTTTTGTCTTGGGTCTGGAACACCATCAAAAACTGACAGCATAACAACTTTCCACCATCGCTTGGCCTTTTCAACGTCAAAAAATCGATAATCACCAGCTTGCTTATTCAACCAATCAATGAAAGGCTTGAGTTTGCGGTCTGTGTCGGAGGCATTTTCTTCTAAGGCCGCAGTATATTCACCAAAATTCATCATAACATTTTCTTGTTTACCTTTGACTGCGTTCTTAAAAATTGTTGTTACCAGGCCCCAATACTTGGGATCAGATTCAGAATTGTTTTCCTTGGCGACTTCTTTCGCTTTGTTCCACATTTTCTCTAGGGTCTCTATAGAGATTCCCGTTTGAGTTGCAACTTTCTGGACGTAAGGTGCTGGCATTATTCCTCGTCTTTATCCTTTTTTACTCGTTTCATTTTTGCAATAACTAAAAATCGCCTTTCATTAAAATGTGGATTTAAACTTGCCAAAATCGAAATCAGTTCCGTGCCGACAGTTTTACGGTGGGGTTCAGGAATTTCTCCTTTGAGTTCAGCAAGCATTTTCGCAAACAAATTGAAATGTTTTTTGGTTAAGTTAACCTTAGTTACGCTTTCCTCTTCATCATCCGCTTCAGAAATCATATCAATGAAAGTTTTCATATTATTTACTCATTTTAGATAGGATATCATCAAGTTCTACTTTAACCGCTTTAATTCCTTTACCGTATTCAACTACATATTCTGTTTTTTTACCGCCAACATCAATTTCCGTTTTAAAATCATAAGATTCACCATTCTTAAAAATCGGAGAAATTTTTACTCTACCTAAAGTATCATGTATAAACGTTAAAATTGGAATACTATTCCTCCAAACAAATTGTCCGCCATAATAAGTTGATAGTTGTTTCATCAACGGGTTCATTTTTTTCTCAAATTGTTCAAAATCAAAATTTCCAAGCATACCACCTTTTCGGCCTAGGCGATTCTGTGGGTTCACTTTCGGTTTTTCAGTTAAGATGACAACCGTTTCTAACATCATTTGTTTAAAAGTTTTCATAATTATAACGCTCTCATTTTCTTGACGAATTTATCGTCAAATTCCAACATGTTCTTAAGCCATAAGGCTTCAGTGTTGTTACGAAGGAAAGCCACGTCACCAATTGAGCGGCCTCGAAGGAAAAAGGTAAGAATTTTGTCATACAAATCACTGTCGTCCAGACGGGCAATAGCAACTTCAGGACGCATCGCCTGGAGTACTTTACCAAGTTGTCGTATTTCAGATTGATTTAGAACGGAAATAACAGATTTGGCCTCGTTCAATCTTCCCACACCTTCATCTTCTCCTTTACGAACTTCATCCAAATCGGAAAGGGATTCCTTCACGCCGGCGTAACTAGAAGTCCATTTGTCAAGTGCTTTCATAAACTTGTTTGCCGCTGGATCATCAGAGGTTGCAAGACCCTTCAACAATTGAACGGCCTTCATTTGGGACTCATTTGAACCACCGAAGGAGGTATCAACTAATTCCTTGATAATGTTGACGGTAGAATTCTTTTCCTCTTCTTCCTTCAACATGTCCGTGTATACAGTAAAAATATCTTCAGCCATCATAAACTCCAAGTATATGTTATATCGTTGTATTTATAAGCCCATGCCTTTACGGGTGGCTTTATATAGAGCGATTTTGTCTTTATCCGATAGTCCAGAGAGGGTTGCGCTTACAAATTCATCTTGTTTTTCGTCCGCTGCTAAAGATCGAAGTTTTGAAGCACTGATACCTTCAACTCCTTCGGCGTCTGGGTCTCTCATGCCGGCTGAAACAACTTTAAAATCAAAAGTGAGATTGAGCGATCCAGAGGTATTATTGAGATATGGCGCGACGGATCGTTTCATTTCTTCCACGCGGTCCTGGCCAACGACCATCACAACTTTGGTATAACCTTCCTTCTGCAACTGTTCAAGAGCCGCAAAAGGCGTTTTAATAGACGCATCTGTTGAAAATTTTACGCCACGGAATGCCTTTTTCAGGTATTTCAATTTTTCCTTGAAAGACAACGGATTCTTTTTGGAATCCTGAGAAACACTCAAGAAAATTCTATGTTCATCCACGCCGTTTAACGACGCCACTTTCTTAATCAATTTTTCGTGTCCCGCGGTCGGGGGATTCAGGCAGCCAAAGGTGAACGCAATTGATTTCATGCGCGCTTCAAGGAAGTTTTTAAAGTTTTGCATTTAGTCTACCGTCAATGTATTTTCCTAGTTGTTGCAACTTCGAGTTATCAGCAGAATTGGTATGTTCAGAATTTAAAGCACTACCTTCAATATCATCTGGAAAATATTCCCATTCATTCTTATCACGATTGAATCGTGAATCTAAAAATCCCTTTTTAGGATCAAATTTAATTTCTAACAACCATTGCTTGAGAGACAACATTACTTACCCACCCTTAACCCAATCTTTATGGGCTGTAAAGTTTTGTCTTGAAAATTCCAAGCGATCTACCAATTTAAGAGCCTTGCCTGTATTATCAACAGCGACAAATCCTTCAGGATCAGTTACTTTAAGACCGTCAGGTGTTTGAATGAAGGTACGCATTGTTTTTACTTGATTCAATTTCTGTAAAACTTGTTTCTTGGAATCGACAACGACGTTATAGAGTTCAAACACCTGTTCCAAATTGGTCTGATTGTCTTTCAACCAGCGATGGGCCGGCGTTTCATTCTTCGTCTTAGTAGCAATGAAGGCAAACAAACCTTGGACATGCGCCTGGACGTTACCAATGTCACCTCCTTCACGGATCGTTTTATTATTATATTGGTTTATGAGTGATAACAAGGATGATCTTCCAGATAGGTCTTTGAGAAATTTCTTATTGTATTTGAAAGACCTGATAGCTTTGATTTTACGTTTGAAAAGGTCAGATTCACCGGCTGTAAAGGTAGACGCGCCCGTGGTGTCCTTGAAGGATGCATCATCGTAAAAGACCTTGGCACTTTTCTTTAGTTTACTGACATCCGCTCCGAAGGATGCTGTCATATCACGAACAGTTTCACCACCTGAATAAGTTGTATGGAAAATAATTCCGTAGTCTGCCATGGCCACGCGTTTTCCTAGTTCGGAATCTACTGGAACTGCATAGGCGATTGTATTTGGTTTGAAAACGATTAGTTTTTCACCGTCAACTGTTTGAAGCTTTTTCTGTGACTTTATGAAAAGCATATCACCTTGAATCATGCCTTTGATGCCAAGGCCTTTCAAAGCTGACAAGGAAGCCTTCAGTTTAGGCGCAAGATCGCCCGAATCTCCGTGGTTTCTGTCAATATCCTTGTTAGTGAAATTTAGTTTAGGCGTGAGGGAAAATACTGCCTTGGTGCCTACAAAAAATTCGCCTGTGACTGGATCAGTTCCAGCAAAAATTGCCGGGCTGCCGTCCCATTTCACGGTAACATTCATTTTAGATTTGCCGGAACTTGAAAGCATATCTGAGAGTGCCTCAAGAAAACGAACGGTGTTTGTCACACCGGCAGGTCCGTCCCACACCGAATCCTCCAGGTGGACTAAATGTGTATTTTTACTTTCCGTTAAAAAACTAGAAAAAGATTGAATTTCCATTATTTGTATTTCTCCAATTCTGTCGGAAGCATTGCACCAGAGTTGACAATATTTCTAGCAGCCGTTTTCTTGATAAGTTCCAATTTGTCTTTGAATATGAATTTTGGAGAATGTATTGCATGCCAAATAGATTCAAAACTTGTCACGTCCGACAAGGAAAAATCGGAACCTAAAAGTATTTTCACAATTTCTATTGGTTGATCTGCAACCACAACACTTTCAATCGTTTTCTTTGTCTTAACTGGACGACCATTCTTACCTTCAATACTTTGAAGGCCTGACATTAGACCCTTTTGGTTGTTGATAAAATTGCGCTTGAATTGTACAGGCACTTCCACACCTTCATCATTCAAGGCGGTCTTAACAACTTCAAAGGTCATATTTGCTGCAATGGCATGAAGTATGAGATTTCTATGAAGTCCCTTCCATTTCGACTCTTCGTAGGTAGGACTCCAGAAAATGAATTTTGATAGGTCCAATTTGTCAACAATCATCAAGTCTAATTGTACAAAATTATTGGGTTGTTGACCATCCGTGTTTACGATTGGCCAAGGAATTGAAATAATTCCTATGGATCGAGTGTCGCTTATTTGCCTTGAAAATTTTCCAACCGTTTTAACAATGAAATCATAAACGATAGTAGGTGCTACAATTTTATTGTTCTTGATAATAGCGTTGGCATTGATTGCCATATCAATATCACCAGAACTATCACCACTCCGTTTCTTTCCAGTAGAGCCTAAGGTGGCCGTGTCCTTTGACTTTATCTTCAATGCCGGAAATAATTTCCGTTCAATTGTTTTTAGGGTTGCTGCAACGTTATCTTGATTGATCCTAGAAGAACCTGAGACAGCATTGCCACCCTCAATTATGAATTTTTTAAATGTCAACATACTTCCTCTTAATCATATTCACAAGTTGCCGCCATGATTTATACGGAATTCGCCGGTCTGATTTTCCGATACCTTTTGTCAAAGCCCTGTCAGGATAGAAAACTGTTATTCCACCTTGAGCCATACCCGTGACATTTTCCGGCTTATCATCTATGCCAAAAACGGGTTTGAGCGTATTCACAACATAAGGCACTTTGTTGGCGTCCGCATTATCACCGATCATCCAAAGATCATCATATTTGAAACCTTGAAGTGATTTGACACGGCCAGACTTGAAAGATTTTGGTACAGCGGTGACAATTGAAATGTGGAAATATTTGGATAACTCATTGATACCTTCACGCGCACCTGGATACGCAGACAACTTACAGTAAAATTCAGATTTCCAAAAGTCACCTATTATTTTGTAAATGTCCGGTTTCTTAATACCTAGGTCAAAACGACTATCATCTAATGGTAAATACTGGTTCTGTCCGGTAGATTTCAGAAATTGAGTCACAGATTTCGTGAAATCCAAAAGTACACCATCCACATCACACATCATTACAGGCTTTTGTTGTTCCTGTAAATATTCGTTAAAGGATTTCAATTTTTAACCTATATGGATTTTTTCATTTTTTCAAGGGCGTCATACACATCACCAATAATATCTTCAAAATCATTAGCATTTAACTTGGCTAGATACTTAACAGTCTTGCCATTTCTATCTTCAGCGTCAAATACATAATTTTGAACATCACCAAATAGAGCGTGGATATCATCAAGACTTTTCTTGGCGATGGCCAAGGCTTGACCCATACTTTTTTTCACTTGACGTTACCAGGTAACGTCACGGCCTTTGAAAACGTTTTCACGCAACGCTTCATCTAAAATTTTTCCAAAGTTATTCATAATTTTCTACTCACTTTCTATGTTTTGTTTTCTACCAATTCAGAAACGTAATTCCGTCTCATTTTCATACCTGTCATTTTCTGGCCTTTGACTGTTACAGCCTGGTCAAATTTGACATAACAAATTTCTGAGCCATCGTCAAATTTTTCAATTGTACCAGTGCATCGTTCTCGACGGCGGCCAGGATCACGACCGGAACGGAAACGTGACTGGTCTACAATTACCCGAGAGCCTACACCCAATTCGGTTTTTTCTCGGATGAACTGTTCAAATGGTTTCATGTTATTTACCTCTTTTCAATTTCTTGCGTTGGATGTCTCGCATTTTTACCAAGTAAATACGCATATCACTTTGTTGAACCCGTAAAGATTGCATGATATCGCGATAATTCTGTTGTTGAGATAAAACATACTGATGTGCCTTTTTATCATCACCAAATATTAGATTTATCGCTTCTTTATTCATAGTCAACAAATTTGATAAAGCGGCCAACTTACCATCAATATTATTCACTAGCTTGGTATTCTGTTTTATAAGTTCCTGGCCTGTATTATAATCCACTTCTTCAAATACATGTTGAAACGTTTCGGAAAGTTTACGCATAGAGAATTATCCTTCTTTGCCAGTCAGATTCTTCCGTCTGACGAATTTTGATTGCTTTAATGAATGTACGCATAGAGACCTGGCGCTTCATTTGATTGCCGTGACTCTTTAGGTACTCAATAATTTCTTGTTTAAAACGGCCGTTTACTTCAGGCATAATATCATTGATAAGCATGGCAATTCTATCAAGTAATTCTTCCTTTGTCAATGAAATGTCAATGGCCAAAGAGCGGGATTGAATTGCTCCGTCAGGGTCTACCTTACTGAGTTCCAAGTTAGAAATGAAAATGATTTGACCTGAAAATTCAAATTTTGAAGGTAACTTACCTTTCTCAATATCTTCGTCTGTGATTTCATCCGGGTCAACGTCTTGGGTAAGGCGTGATGGCCAAGATAACTCACGCACATCCTCAGAATCCAAGGCGGCCTTTAGAATGTTACGGGCTTTTTGGTTGGAGAATACATCATCAGAATCATCAAAAACAATGAGCTTATCTCGATTTTGGAAAATAGCTGTGTAGAGTCCGAAAGGAGAGGCGGCGCCTTTGAACACTACGAAATCAGCGCCAGAAGATTTCAACACTTTCTTGATTGTGTAAGACTTACCGGTACCTGCCATACCTGTAACAATCATGGAATTGTTGACGCCGCGGGCGACTGATTGTGTCAATTTTTCAAGGTCGTCGAAAAGTGTGGGCACATCAATTGTTCGGTCCAGTATTTTTTGAGCCTTTTTAATATCTGGGTCTTTGTCAGTTTCAGGCCTACCTTTGCGGGAAACTAATACCTCAAAGGCGGCATCACGTCCTTTACTACGATATGTGTTATTGAATTTATAAAAGTCACTTTTATATTTCGCTTGGTTTGCTTTAAATTCATCCTGGGTGATACCCATTACCTGCAAAAATTCCTTGGTTTTTGTACCGGGCTGCCGCGCTTCTTCTAGTTCTATACTTTCCGAAATAGGAACCTGAACATCGAACTTACCAATGCGCGGCTTACGAATCAATTTTGCGATAGCATCAATTACCTGAATAATATTCAAATTGGCCAACATAACATTAATTGTAGGTGTATCATCGCCGCTGGAACCTTCCCAAACATCGATAGATACCAATTCTCCTTTGAACCAGTTGAAGCGGACCGCCTTCATCGTTCCTTTCAAGTAGTAAAGCATACCTGTCATGGTACGACCTTCACTAGTAAAAACATAAGGTGTAGGATATTCACTAAACTTGAATCCTACCTTACGTTGTAATACGCGGATGATTTTCTTCCGAATCATCTGTGCTTTTTGAGCGGAAAAAGTCGCCTCGTTCAAGAAATTGTTGAAACCTAATAAATTCATATTCGCCTTATGGAATTGGTAGTTTGCCGATATAGTTAATAGCTAATTCCGTAACAACTTCAGAACCTAGGAAGAAGGCAAAACCGCCAACAATCCAAGACAAAGCTAGTAAATTACCACTTAGAAAATGCCAAAATCCTTTAGGCACAAAAGCGGTGTTACGGTATGGCGGCTTTACAAAATTGTGAGCCTGTCTCATGCAATATGAAAAGACAGTCAGTTTTAAAATGGGTACCGCCCAAGGACTGACCAAAGAGATTGCGGCGATCACGCCAACCTGAGTGAGACCCCAGATTAGAAAAACAAAGATACCACCCACGGCCATACCGAGAATTGTATCTATGACGCTAAAATATCTTTCAAGAAAATAATGCATATATGTAACTCAAGCTAAAGTGAAAGAATCATCGTTCTTTCATTGCGGAAACAGTTATTTCCGTGTTACACATATTTATGGTGGAAGGTAACTATTACCATGGATCGCCAGACATTTTCATACTAGAAGCGAGTGCTTCCGAAGAAAATTTGAATCGCATTTTCATTATACGTTTACCGCTAGCTTTTACACCAATAGCACCATTACCGACTTTCTCTACAGATAGATCGCCTTTAGCGAGTGCAATCGCCTTAGGATTATTGTTTGGTTCCATTAGCGTTGCACGAACTTTTTTATCTACTTTACCATGTCCGGTCACTTTGATATAATGAGGAAAAACACCTTCAGTAGAATCCATCCATTCATCCATAATATGCAATCTCAAAGATTCATCATCCATTACCTTCAAGGTTTTAAATAAAGCATCCCTTAATTTTCCAAGTAAGATTCGTCCTTGTTCCTGTGTAACGGATTGAATCTTCGGATTTTCTCCAATCCATGCCCGTTACGGGCCACATCTGATTTAGGCGCATCTTTGAAATCCGAAAATACCTTGTCCGTGAATTTTTTGATAATGTTTGACATATCTGGCGGATCAAATTTCGAATCTATTGTACCCACGCCAGGATTCTTAAAACCAATATTACTACTCGTTTTAGTTGACTTGGCGGAAAGACCTAAGAAACTTTTGTCTGAAAATTGTATTAGCGTATCGGTAGGATTTTTACGAGAATCTACAGGCACACCGACAGCTTTGGATAGGACGCCTGCACGGGCTGTCCACCATGCCTTTTTAACTTTGCCTTTATAACCGTTTGTTTTAGCCCACTTCAAAACTTCAACGGCCATGACCTTGGCGCGGGCGTCCTGATCTTTGTATTCGTTAGGATCAATTTGCTTTTTTCGAGTTGCCAACTGTTTCTTGGCTTCGGCTGCTCCTTCAAAGCCCACCCAGGAGCCGCCCAAACAATAATAACCTAGAAGTATTTCATTGACGTCCGCGGCCAATGTGTTCTGAGATTCAGAAATGTAATTTACGAAACTTTTCATAATGTTTTAAACAGGTTGGTAAGAAGATGCTTTGCATTATTTATCTGGTCGAGCAATTTCGGATGCATCTTATTTGGCAATTTTTTCACTGAAAACCAACCCCACTTGCTCGTTTCCCAAGCATGTTTTGGATCGGGATTAGGTTTGTATTCCTCAGGCACAATTGCAACGTAAGTGTGATAAATGAAACCGCCTTCCTTTACCTTTTTCTGAGGCAACTTAAGGAAAGTCATTTCGCCTTTATACCCAGTTTCCTCCTGGATTTCACGGATCAATCCATCATGTACACGTTCGCCTGGGTCCACATGTCCGCCGGCGGTACCCCAAACGTTTGGATCATTCTCCAATTTACTTCGAAGGCCTAGTAGTATCCGACCTGTATTACGGGCAACAATTAAAGCACCGGCGCCCAAATTTTCTGGCATTGAAAATTCATAAAAGGATAGGAGACCCTTTGATTTTAAAATCTCTCGTTCGGCAGCCATAATAGCCTGAAGGTCCGGCGCAGGTATATGATCGTATTGCGTATACTCATAACCGTAAGATTCAACGCCATCAGCCGGTGTATATTTCCATACTACATAAGACATTAGACGCCTACATATTTGATGTTGAATTTCTTGAAAATCTTGAGTATGCGACGCCATGTAAATTCATTATAGGCGTTATCATCATTAACGACAAACTTAATCCTATTGGATTGCTTTTGTTTCAAATCAATATCTACAAACAAATTGCGTAACAAATCAAAGGCGTAGCGACTTTTCCGCTGTTGTTTTCTAACATTAAAGGCCTCAATTTCACATGTGTATAATGGTGTGAGTTTTAGGGAAATAAAGGAGTGATTGTCAGTTATCTTCGCGGCTGTAAACCGTTTGGTGATAGCAGCCATTGTAGAACCGCGGACATAAACATCTTTACCATTGAAAAACGCATTGACAGCGGGAAAATCATCCCTAAGCGATTCCCTAGCTATCCGAGCGATACTAATTAAGAAACCATAGTATCGTTTTTGGAAATCGAAAAAAGCCTCATTATTATAAGCGATTAGCTTTAATTTACCCTTGTATTTTTTGTCATAAGTTTCCAGGCCGTCAACAAATTCTAAGTAGGCTCCGAATGTATCGGAAACATGCCGCACAATAGCGACAAAACCAGATTCATCTTGAACGATATCGCCGGCCTGTACTTCACCAGCTTTACGGGACCCGACGAATCCAGTTTTTCTGACTTTGTAATCTATGAATGAGGCGGAGGTAGCCTCAGATAATTCAGTCATTGTATTTGTTTATCCTGCTAGTCCTCTCGCCTTACGACGGCGCTTCAACTTACGGGTCTTGATTCTGTCGGACCTTTTCTGTTTTGCAACACTACGCTTTACCTTCCGTCGGACGAATCGTTTCTTGGTTGGATTGAATTGAAACTTAGCGCGGAATTCAGGTGACTTTGCCTTTTTACCGCCAATCTTACTGATAGCAATTTTCCTGAGGCGCAACTTACGCTTATCTTTTTGCTTGATAACCTTGTAACGTTTCTCTCCAAGACCAATTTCTTGAACAGTAGAACCATCGTCATATTCCTCAATTTCGTCAGAATATACTTCAGGATCAGACTCAAAATCATAACCACTGGATTCAGCAATCATATCCATAACGGTTTCAAGAGTTTCTTCGTCAAGTTGATCTGCAATTTCGTAAAGAATACCTAAACCGATATCTGTAACATCGGTTTCCTCGAGGTTGAAAATACCATTAGCCTCAAAGTATAACTCAATCATTTCCCGAAGGTCGTCACCTTCTTCCTCATTGAGTTTAGTTTCGTCAATCATATCCAAAAAAGACTTCATGTGTTTCCTACTAGTATGGAGTAAAAAGGTACTGTTTAAACATCTTATTTTGTTGACTATTTATATCAGGTCAGCTATAATATTGGTCATAAATAGTATCACTCCAAAGTATTTATCAAAAATGAATAGTAACACCAAAATGTTGGACCGACTTTACGTCAAATGGGAAGACCTTAAGAAGCAAGCCGCGGAAGACTGTCCGGGTATACACAAAGATCGGCTAGATCAAGATTTCGACCTAGCTGAAAAGAATATGAAATGGTTGAATATTCAACAGGATTACCTGAGAATACAACTAACCTTGGAAAAGGCCCGGAAGCGGATTCAGAGGGAACTCTTTGAATTCTACCGCGGTGACGGTTACGCTCGACGGTTGGATACAAAAGACGAACTAATGCTTTTCATAGAAACTGATGAAAGGTATATTTCCATAGCGGAACAAGCCACGGTAGTAAACGCAATCATCAATTACTGTGAAAAGGTAATCGACAAACTGAAATCTAAAGGGTGGGAAGTCAAATCTTGGATTGATTGGCAGAAATTCATAAATGGAAATTAGATAGTTAACCAAATGGTTTTCCTTATCCATCTTTTCTTTTTGGCGGCTAGGTTCCTAGATTATACCACACTAATAAAGATTTGTCAAGTAAATTATTCAAAAGAGTATAAGTTTTTGTTATGACACTAGATATTAGATTATACAAATTGAATGAATCCCTGGTAAAGGTAGACACGAATCCAGACATTCGGGATGAACTTAAAACATTCTATTCCGCAAGGGTAAGCAATTATCAATTCATGCCTTCATACAAATCCGGTAATTGGGATGGTCGTGTTCGTTTCTTTAATACAAGAAATGATACTTTACCATTTGGTTTAGTGAGCATGATACCAGAATTTTGCAAGTCAGGCGGGTATACTTGCGCGAAGGATTGGGAGTCTGGTGTCGAAATGTCGATGGAGGATTGGTTAGAGTTTATAGGCTTGTTGAAATTGAGCATGGAACCGCGTCCATATCAAATCCAGGCAGCTTATGATGCCATAACACAACAAAACCTATGCATAGAACTTCCGACTGGTTCAGGTAAGAGCCTGGTGATTTATATGATTACCCGCTGGATGCAATTAAATGAATTACGAACTTTGATTGTAGTGCCTCAGACCCAGTTAGTGGAACAACTTCACGGCAATTTTGTAGAATATGGTTGGAAGGCTGCCTTTGAAGAATGTCACAAAATTTACTCAGGTAAGGATAAGACATTCGATAAGCCAGTAATCATCACAACCTGGCAATCATTATATAAGGAACGCAACATCTATGAAAATTTCGATTGTTTGTTGATAGATGAAGGTCACGGCGCGAAGGCTAAGAGCCTGTCTACAATCGCGGCTAATTGCTACAATACGCCTTGGCGAATCGGTACATCGGGAACTTACCCGGATAATAGAGCGGAAAGCCTCTCAATCATAGGCGCGCTAGGACCCATTAAGAAATACACAGACTACAAGGAATTGCGAGATTTAGGTTTTCTTGCAGACCTAGAAATCAAGAACATCATCTTACAATATCCTGAACAAATTGTAAGATACAATACGAATCATAATAGAGGTGACTACCACAAAGAAATTGATTTTCTGAATGGTTTGATTCCGCGCAATAGATTCATTACTGATTTGGCCTTACGTTTGGAAAAGAATACCATTGTTTTGTTCTCCAGAATTAAGTTAGGAGAACACCTAACTGAGGAGTTGCGTAAACTCAAGGATAATGTGTTCTATATCGACGGTAAAATTTCAATTGACGAACGTGAAAGAATCCGGGCCCTTTTAGAAAAGAGGAACGGTGTTACCCTCTTTGCTAGTTTCGGCACCTTCAAGCAAGGCATTGATATTAAGAATGTGCATAACATCATTTTTGCCAGCAACTATAAGTCTAAAATTCCAGTGCTTCAAGCAATCGGTAGAGCCCTGAGGAATCTTGAAGGTAAGACCGCGACGATCTATGACATTGTAGATGATTTAGAATCAACCTATGAGAGTGGACGCGGTACGACGAAAAAATATATAAATTACTCGTTAAAACATTTAGCCGAACGACAAAAATTCTATAAGAAACAAGGCTTTGACAAAGTAAGTTATCTACCAGTGAAAATCTCCGAAGATTCTTCTTTACAAACTAAGACGGATAAGATATAATAATCTCTTTACATTTATTTTGGTTTACATGAGAAAAAAACAGTATATAAACAATAAAGACTTTACCAA